GCATACATTATGAGTTCCATTCTTTCTCCAAGGTCTTTCTCGGATTTAATATCTGGAATGTTAGGTTCTATGCGGTTCATTTGATACCTAGTTCGTCTTCTGTGATAATCTTAAATTCAATTCTTCTATCTTCACAGAACTCAACAGCAGCCTTCCACTTTGCCTTGTTAACTTCCCAGGTCTTGCATTCATAAATGTATGATTTACTAACTCGTTCTCTTTTTTGGGGTGGTTTAGTTTGTTTTTTTGGTTTGACTTCTATCACATAAGTTTTAATTTGACCCGTACTTTCCTTTACTTTGATTATAAAATCTGGAAAGTATCTATGCATCCTACGGTCAAGAGGTGAGATGTATGGGATGTGAAATTCTTCACTACCCCATTGGAGAATGTTCTCGTTCATGTCACACCAACGACAGAACTTACGCTCCCAACTACTTCGACATATAATGTTTGCAGAGTCACCTTTATATTTGCTAGGAAATGATGGTCTGTATTTACTCTTAATACTTTCTGCCATACATAATATATAAGGTAAAAACTATTTATAAATGCCTAATCAAACAGAAGTTGTCTATGGTGGTAAGTCTACCGATGGAACTAAAATTGTTAGTTTAAAAGATAAACTATTAAACCCGGCACTAACCTCTCAATATGAAGTAAAAATTCCTGTGGGTGCAGGTAACCTTAATGCCATATTAAAGAAATATGCACCGTCAACGGCAGAACAACAGACTTTAAACATATCTTGTTCTGAGGCATCTCTTCCTGGATCTTCTATTGCAACCTTTGAACTCAAAAACGATTTTACTGGAGTAACTGAAAGATATGCTCACAGAAGAATGTATGATGATAGGATAGATTTTACATTTTATGTTGATTCAGATGGATATTTGCCGATTAGATTTTTTGAAGGTTGGATGAGATTTGTGACAGGCGAATCTGGACCTAGAGCAGATGGATCAGAAATGGAATTAACTAATACTGGATATCATTACAGAATGAATTATCCGAAAGAATATAGATGTGAAGGACTTAAGATAGTAAAATTTGAAAGAAATCGTAGGAATAGTTTGGAGTATGAATTCGTTGGGGCATATCCAATTTCAGTTTCCTCTATGCCGGTGGGTTATGATTCATCCAGCCTTTTAAAGTGTACAGTGTCTATGACATACTTAAGATATGTTATTACTGATGTAGATGGAGTAACTCAACAACCAAAAGTATCTACAACTGCACAAAAACCTGATGTAAGTAATACTCAACCACCACCAGTCGCTCAAGAAAACGCATCTGATGTTCAACAAAGTGTTATCCAACAAACTGGAGCTGAAGGAGAAGGTCTTTATGATCTTGCGACTGGAGCAAGGTTGCTTTCTACAGAACAGCAAATTATTGAACAAGGTAAGGTTGGCGATAAAGTTACTCCAGCATTGGCAGCAGAACTTCAAAGGTTTGCTGACGGTAGATAAAGTTAAGAAACCTCTCTAAATAATCACACTGAAACATATCTATAGGTTATTATGCCATTACCAAAGATTGCTACACCCAAGTATGATCTTGAATTGCCATCGACAGAAGAAACAATTCAGTACAGACCTTTTCTAGTCAAGGAAGAAAAACTTCTTGTCCTTGCAATGGAGAGTGAAGATACGAAACAGATTACGACTGCAATCAAATCTGTTCTTAAGAATTGTATTCAGACTAAAGGAGTTAAAGTAGAGAACCTACCTACATTTGATATTGAGTACCTCTTCCTTAACATTCGTGGAAAATCTGTAGGTGAAGAAGTTGAAGTTAATTTAATCTCACCTGATGATGGACAAACTGAGGTAAAAGTTACTATTGGATTAGATGAAATCCAAGTGAAGAAAGATGATAATCATACCCGGCAGATTAAATTAGATGATAACTTGATGATGGAAATGAAGTATCCCTCGCTGGAGCAGTTCATTTCAAATAATTTTGATTTTAATGAGAAGAATCAATTAGAACAATCTTTTGATCTGATTGCATCTTGTGTTGATAAGATTTATAGTGAGGAAGAAGTTTGGGCTGCTGCGGATTGCACAAAGAAAGAAATCAAAGACTTTCTTGAGCAAATGAACTCCACTCAATTCAAAGAAATTGAAACTTTCTTTGAAACTATGCCTAAACTTTCACATACAGTGAAGTTTAAAAACCCAAATACCAAGAAGGAAAATGAAGTTCTCCTGGAGGGGTTAGCAAGTTTTTTCGCTTAGGCATGATCCATATGGATCTTGAGGCCTATTTTAGACTCAATTTTGCCTTGATACAGTATCATAAATACTCATTAACTGAGATTGAAAACATGATGCCTTGGGAACGAGACATCTATGTTGAACTTCTAAAGCAACATCTCAAAGAAGAAAAAGAAAAACAAGAGCAGCGGCAGCGAAAGTATGGCGGTTAAGTCCTCTGACCCTATTGATATCCTCCTTGAGATGGGTATTAACCTTGACAATTTGTCAGAGGAGGAAGATTATCTTAGTGCCTTAAAAGAAGCGATTGCAATAATTTTAGTCAAGACAAAAGGTGCTGGTGATGAGAAATCAAAAGTTCTTTTAGATGAAGTAATAAAGGTAAGAAAGTCTAGAAAGGCAGCAGACCCAAAGTTTAAAGCAAAGAAGACAACAATAAAACCAGATGCTTTCTTTGATAAAAAGAAACCAGATGAGCAACAAAAACCAGTTCCAGGACAGAAAGCACTTCCTGGAACTGTAGGTAGTGGTGCGATTGTAAAATCAAAGCAAGTTGAACCATCTAATATAAAATCCCCCGAAAAGGAAGAAGAGAAAGATACAAAACTTTTGCCTGGTGGTGATCCATTAAAGGATATTCTAAAGGGCGTTAATTCTATAATAGAAATTTTAAAGAAGCAGCAAAAACTCTCTACAAAACAGACAGAGAAAGATAGGAAACGTACAGAAAAACAGAAAAGATCTGGTCAAGAAGATAAATTAGAGAAAAGTGGCGTAAAGAATTTTATATCTGGAGTTGGTAAAGTCCTTAAACCAGTTAAAGGATTATTGAGTGGAATATTTGATTTTATCAAGAATATTTTAATTGGTGCTATACTAATTAAAATTCTCAACTGGTTTACCGATCCAGATAATAAAGAAAAAATAGACGCACTTGGCAACTTCTTTAAAAATACTTGGCCACTATTACTTGCGGCATACTTATTATTTGGAAATAGTATAGGTCGTTTTGCAGTAAAACTAATTAAAGTTGTTGGTGGATTTGGTTTTAAACTTTTAAGAAAGTTAATACCTGCTTTACTTAAAGGGGTTGCAAGACTTGGATTTGGGAAGAGTCTGGCACTTGGCGGACTCGCTGTTGGTGGGACGATGCTTCTTGGTCGTATGATGGGTGGTGAAGACGACGATGATACTAAGCCCGCACCAGAATCACCATCAGGGGAGGGTGAACCAGAGACCAAAAAACAGGTTGCTGGACAAGATTATGATCCTAAAAATCCAACTGACTTGCAGAAAAAAGCATTGGATCTGAAGGATCAGATAAATGCGAAGGGTGGTGGAATTGTTCCTGGTAGTGGACCGAACAAAGACACTGTACCTGCCATGTTGGCACCTGGTGAATTTGTTATGAGTAGAGGTGCTGTCAGTAAATATGGTGCAGACACTATGGCATCAATGAATGCTGCAGGTGGTGGCACCAATCTTCCAAAAAGAATGAATGGAGTCACCTACGCAAAGACTGGTGGAAGTATTTTAGGTCCAATGCCAAAATCCACAGTAGAGAAACCACACACTGAAAATACGCAAGAACCAAAAGAAGATTCAAAAACTGATGGTGGTTTCCTCAGTGGAATTACTGGTGGTATTAAAAGTTTGTTTGGTGGTGGCGGTGATGATAAAGAAAAAGGAAGAGAAGGCGAGAGTGAAGAAAAATCATCTAGTAGCACTCTGAGTGAAACTCAACAGAAAGCACTTCAGGTTCTTGCAAAGTATGAGTCTGGAGCAGCAGGTTATGATGCTGTTAATCAGATTGGAACGAAGGGTGGTAGAGGTGTTGAGGGATTCTCTGGTGACATTAAGAAAATGCCTCAACACGAAGGTAGATCTTTGACAGATTTTACTCTCGGTGAAATCAAAGAACTCCAACGTGATGATGGTAATATGTCAAATTCCCAGTGGATAAAGGCAGGAAAACTTCATGCTGTTGGCGCATATCAGTTCATTGGTAATACTCTTCCTGAGGTTGCGGCTAGAGCAGGAATACCAGATAGTGCCAAGTTCTCTCCCGCTGTCCAGGATCTAATGGCACTTCAGTTAATAAAGGAGCGTGGTATTTCTCCATGGGTTGGTCCAAGTGATAAAGCAACTGCTGATGAAAGAGCAATTGTTGAGCAAGCAAGATCAGAACCAATCGCATACGATAAGACATCTGGTGGTGGTGCTATTACTGCGTTTGGTGGAGGTGGTGGGGGATCATATACACCTCCTGGACAATCTGGCGGTTCTAGTGGTGGTTCTGGCGGCGGTGGTTCTAAATCAGGATCTAGTTATGATGAGTTGGTTGCAAACTTTAGAAGTAGTGGTGGATCACCTAGTAAATCTATGAGTAAACCATCTGGCGGAGCTCCTCCTGGCCCGCCAGTATCTGCCTTCCAGGCATTGCAAACTGGATTTGGTGGACCGGGAGGAGGGACTGGATCTTCTTCTGGTTCTGGGGGTAAGCAGTCATCTGGGAATAGTTCAAATGCTATGACTTCAAGCGGAAATACATTCCCAGAAATTGATGCTAATGCAGCAGTATCACCAGATAAAATTAAAGTCCTTGGATTGACGATAGCATAACATGGCATTACCAGCACTACTAGGAGCAGGATTAAAATCGATGGGTGGGGGCCTTGTAAAGGGTGCTGCCAAAGGTGCTGCCACAAACTTTATTAAAGGTAAAAAAACTAAAGTAAAACCTGATGCAATGAAGGGTGCAAAGGGTGAGAAGCAAGAAGAGGTAAAATCGGGTGGATTAGCGATTCGTCCTAAGACAACACTAATTCCTTCTAGTGCAATTGTCCCAG